GTGTTGACGCTGGGCGGTCTGGAACTCGACGGATTCGAGATCCCGGCCGGCGTGCGGTTCGGCGGCGCGCAGCGTGTGGTGGTGCATCGGCTGATCGGCGGCGCGCGGGTGATCGACACGCTTGGCCGCGACGATGCGGCGCTGCGATGGTCCGGCATCATCAGCGGCACCGACGCCGCGGATCGGGCCCGCGCGTTCGATGCGATGCGCGCCGCGGGCCAGACGCTGGAACTCGCCTGGAACGCGTTCGCGTATTCCGCCATCATTACCGAACTGGATCTGGATTTCTCCAGCCCCTGGTGGATTCCCTACCGGATCGCCTGCACGGTTGTCGCCGACCTGGCACAGTCCTTTGCCGATTTCCTGCCGGATCTTGCCGAAAGCGTCACTGCGGATCTCGCGCAGGCAGCGTTGTTCACGGACGTATCCGGGGCGGTTGCAGCGACCTCGGCGCAAGGTGGCCTGGTGCCGGGCAATCCGGCGCTGCTGACGAGCGCTGCTGCGGTTGCCGGGGTGCAGGCGGTGATCGGGCAGGGGATCGTGACGGCCGGCCAGGGATTGGATGGCGACGATCTGACGCAGCTGGTCAGTTCCAGCGGTACGCTCGCGCAACTGACGTGCGCGAAGGGTTATGTGGGGCGGTGCCTGGCCAACCTGCAGGGCGGCGAAGCGTGAGTGCAGGTGTTTTTCCGTGCGGGAGCGGCATTTGCGATGCGCACCATCACTGTTGCCAGCGGCACTCTTTTTCAGATTGCCGCGCAGTATCTGGGTGATGCCACGCAGTGGGTGCGCATTGCCGCGCTGAATAACATTTCCGATCCGTGGCTGAGCGGGCTGGTGACGCTGAATCTGCCGGATGTCGATCCGGCGGCGGGAGGGGGAATCGGTGAGCAGTAGTGCGCGGGCGCCGGCGCCGCTGGTTCTGCTGAACGGTCTGGCCATCGACGGCGTTATTGACGTTGAGATCAGTGCCAATTCCTATCTGGCCGCAAACCGTTTCCGGCTGACCGCATCGCTGACGGCGACGGGTTACGACGCCTGGGCAGCCGGCCTATTGTCGGTGGAAATCCAGATCGGGATCGATGGTGCCTGGGTCAGCATGATCACCGGCACCGTGGATCGGGTCGCCTTCGACCTGGCGCGCGGGGAAGTGCGGGCCGAAGGACGGGATCTGACATCGCTGTTCATCGAGGCGCGGACGCAGGAGGTTTTCGAAAACCGGACGTCCAGCGAAATTGCTGCGACGCTGGCTTCCCGGCAGGGTCTGGCGGCGGCGGTGACGCCGACAACGACTCTGGTGGGACGGGATTTCCACAACGACCATGCCCGCACCTCCATGGACCAGCATGCGCGGGTGACGACGCAATGGGATCTGCTGATCCGGCTTGCCGAACTGGAGAATTTCGATGTCTGGGTGGCGGGACGAACGCTGAATTTCGCACCGGCTTCGCCAGCCGGCACGCCGCTTGTGCTGACGCCGGACGACTGTTCCGGTATCACGCTGGAACGGCTGCCACCCCTAAATAACGGCCTGGCTGTGACGGTGAAGAGCTGGGACTGCCGGGGGCAGATGGCGGTCAGCCAGACCGCGTCGGCGGGGCCGGCCGGCGGGAAGAGCTACGTGCTGGTCAGCCCCAACCTGACGGAACAGGCAGCCCAGGCTCTGGCGCAGCGTGTGCTGTCGCAGATGTCCCAGCAGCAGCGGTCGGTGGCGATCGAGATGCCGGGTGATCTGACGACCCTGCCCCGCGGTGTGCTGAGCCTTGCGAATACCGGAACGGATTTCGACGGCACCTACATGATCACCGAAGTGGAGCGCAGTCTGTCGTTCCGCCACGGTTTCCAGCAATCTGTTCAGGCCAGGGTGCCGAGTTGGACAATTTTCTGAATCACCTGAAATCGCAGGCGTCGCAGCTGGATCAGGGGTGGGCGCAGCCGCGGCTGGGGGTGGTTGCCTCGGTGGATCCCGCATCCTTCACCGCACGCGTCACGGTTCAGCCGGAAGGCGTGCTGACCGGCTGGCTGCCGATTGCCTCCGCCTGGGTTGGTGCCGGATGGGGACTTGCCTGCCTGCCCGCCCCGGGCGACCAGGTGCTGGTGCTGTGGCAGGAGGGCGATGCCGAACATGGCATCGTGGCGCTGCGGCTATGGTCGAACGTCGCGGCCGCGCCGCCGGCGCCGGTGGGCGAGTTCTGGATCGTGCACAAGAGCGGGAGCTTCCTGAAGCTCGCCAATGACGGTTCGATCCAGAGTTCGGCGGGAACCTGGACCCATACCGGCAGCCTGCATGTGACCGGGGACGTGTTCGATTCGCACGGTCCGCTCTCCGGCTTGCGCGGCCACTACAACGAGCATGTGCACCCGCCGTCCAGCACGCCGCCCTCACCCATGGATTGAAGCGAGGCTGCCGCATGCCAGATGCCAATCTGCTGTGGGGAACCGATCTCGATATCAGCGCGACCGGCGACATCGCGACCACGACGGCCAGCGCGCTGGGCATGCAGCGGGTTCTGCGCCGGCTGCTGACCAATCCGGGCGATTATATCTGGCAGCCGGATTATGGCGGGGGATTGGCGCAGTATGTCGGCGTTCCCGCCGACATCTCCGCAATCAAGGCAAGAATCCGCAGCCAGATTTTTATGGAAGCCGCCGTGGCGCGGCTGCCCGAACCGGCGATCGATGTGCAGGGCACGACGGACGGCAGCGTTTACGTCAGTATCCGCTATGTCGATTCCACGAGCGGCCAGACACAGATCCTCTCCTTTTCCGTGAGCACCTGACATGTTGCTGCAGCTGCAGAATTTTTCGACGCTGCTTCAGAACATGTCCGCCAGTGTTCAGGGCAGTGCGGCGCAACTGATCGATCTGTCGGTCGGCGGTGTGCTGCGGGCGTTGCTGGAGGCAAGCGCGTCCATCGCCTTGTGGATGCAGTGGCTGATCCTGCAGGTGCTGTCGATGACGCGGGCCGCGACCAGCGTGGGACCCGATCTGGACAGCTGGATGGCGGATTTCTCGCTGACCCGCTTGCCTGGTGCACGGAGCGCCGGTTCGGTGACGTTCGCGCGCTACACTGTGGGCGTGGCTGCAACAATTCCGGTCGGGACGACGGTGCTGACCAGCGATGGCACGCAGAGCTTTGCGGTGCTGGCCGATGCCACCAATCCGGCCTGGAACGCGTCCTCGGGGTATTTGCTTGCGGCCGCGGTGGCGAGCGTGACCGTGCCCGCGCAGGCGACGGTGCCGGGCGTGGCCGGCAATATCCAGGCGGGCACGATCGGGCTGCTGGGTACGGCGATCACTGGTGTTGATACGGTCAGCAACGCGCAGGCGTTCGGCGGCGGGACCGATCCGGAAACGGATGCGGCGCTGCGTGCACGCTTCACGCTGTATATCAACAGCAGGTCACTTGCGACGCCGGGCGCGGTCGCGTTTGCGCTGGCCACGCTGCAACCCGGGCTGCGCACGACGATCCTGGAAAATGTCGATCTGACCGGCGAGTCCGTGCCAGGCAATTTCTGTGTGGTGGTGGATGACGGCACCGGTTATCCGCCGGCTTCCCTGATCGCGAATGCCAGCGCCGCCGTGGAGAGCGTGCGGCCGATCGGATCGACCTATGCGGTGAGCGGCCCCGCCATCCTCAGCGTGGCCGTGCAGATGACGATCCTGACCTCCAATCCGCAGACGGCCCAGACTGTTGCCTCGGCAATCCAGGCGAATATTCTGGCCTGGATCGCCGGCCTGCCGATCGCCGGCACGCTGGCCGTATCCAAGCTGGAGGCGATCGCGCATGCAACCGACCCTTCCGTGGTGAGCGTGGTGCAGACGTCGATCAACGGTGGGACGGCAGACGTGACCGCGGCGGCGAATGCGGTGATTCTTGCCGCCAGCGTTACGGTCAGCTGAGATGCAAGGTGACGTCGCCGATTTCGTGCGGCGCATGCTGCAGGTTCTGCCGGTAAGATGGTTCGCCGATGCGCCGCCGATCGCTTCCGCCGTGCTGGCGGGATTCGGATCGGCCTGGGCTTTCATCTACGGGTTGATCGGCACCGTGCGGCTGATGGCACGGATCGCCACGGCGACCGGGCCTTTCCTCGATCTGATCAGCAGCGATTTCTTTGCTGACGGACTGCCGCGTCGATCCGGTGAGACCGATGCCGCCTTCCTGCTGCGCATCCAGCAGGAAATGCTGCGGCCGCGCGCGACACGTGCCGCCCTGCACACGGCGCTGACGGAGTTGACCGGCCAGGCGCCGGTGATCTTCGAGCCGGTGCGGCCGGCGGATACGGGCGGCTACACGGTGGGCGGTGTCGGCTACGCCACCCCTTCCAGTGGCAGTGTCGTCGGCGGTGGCGGTGGCTGGGGAAATCTGCAGCTTCGGCATCAGAGTTTCATCACCGTACTGCGGCCGCTGGGTGAGGGAATAGCTTACCTGGCGGGATATGGAACAGCCGGCGCCCTTGCCTACGGCGATCTTTCCATGGTGGCGACGCCGGTGACGGATGCGCAGATTTTTGCGAAGGTGACGGCGGTTGTTCCGGCGGGGCATCTGGCTTGGGTGCGGCTGATGTAGGAGATAAGCGCGACATACAGTTTTTTGGTTCCTCCATTTCTTTCTGGAATCCCTCCTGCACCTGGTGCCATTGCGGTCGATCAAATCGGTGGCATGCGGCGATGCCGGAGAGGTTCTGATCACTGGGATGTGGTTGCGTGCGTCTCGCTTGGTACGCGTGGTGGTGGCGGGAGGTGCTTTGCTTTTCGGCCCTACAGCGCGGTTAATGGGTGGTGCTGCGTGAGTGATGGGTGACGCTTCGCTTACCCATCCTACGGTTTGGTGCGGCGGGAGTGATGGGTTACGCTTCGCTCACCCATCCTACGGTTGCTGTCTTGCAATAGAGTAAATCAACTACGAAGGCGCGGAGTGCGCGAAGGATTCACGAAGGAGCGTGTGGGGCGGCTGGTGGCGTGTCCTGTTTGCTTCTTTGTGTTTGCTTCGTGAGCTTCGTGCCTTTGTGGTTGATTTTTTTGGCCTCAGGTTCTGACACGCGGCTTCTGCTTGGGCCCCGGGCCTCTGAGGCGCTCCCTACCTGGGTCGAGAGCAAGAACGAACACTTCCTGGATGGAGCCTAAGGACACGATGGACAGACAGATCGTCTATCCCGCGAGCATTCCGCTCGACACGGATATTCTGGGGTTGCAGCGGAATGCGCTGGTCGCTGTCGGGTATCTGGCGCAGGCGACGCTGGGGACCGGCACCGTGGCGGACGGGCTGGCTTGCGGACCGACGCAGCCGGCTTCCATGTCGGTCACGATCGGTCCGGGCAGCATCACGCAATTCGGTTCGGTGGACAGTACCGCGTTCGGATCGCTGCCGGCGCTGCCGGCCGATCCGTTGCTGCGCATGGGGATCAACCTTGCCAGCCTGAGCTTTGCGCTCGCCGCACCTTCCGCCGCGGGGCAGCAGATCAGCTATCTTGTGGAAGCGTCGTTTCTGGAAGCGGACGCGACGCCGGTGGTTCTGCCCTACTACAATTCCGCCAATCCCGGGCAGCCATTCAGCGGGCCAGACAACTCAGGGACGCCGCAGAATACGCAGCGGCTGCAGTCGGTACAGGTTCAGGTGAAGGCCGGCCCTGCGGTGGCGGCGGGCACGCCGAACCTGCCGGCGGTCGATGCCGGCTGGTTCGGACTGTACGAGATTACCGTGCCCTACGGGGCCACCGCCGTGACGGCAGCGAACATCACGCGGCTGCCTACCGCGCCTTTTCTTTCCCACAAGCTGCCGCAACTGACGCCGGGTACCAGCAACCTGGCGGTGTTCCAGCCGACGACCCAGGGGAACTGGGCCGTGCCGGCGGGGGTGAGCGTGGTGCGCGTGCGCGCATGGGGCGGCGGCGGCGCGGGCGGGAACGGATTTGGGGGCGCCGGCGGCGGCGGCGCCGGCGGCGGGTATTGCGAGGGCTATTACAGCGTCTCGCCCGGCCAGGTTTTCACCGTCACGGTCGGCAATGGCGGGGCCGGCGCTGGGTCGGTCGGCGGCATGTCCAGCTTTGGCAGCGTGGCCGTAGCTAACGGCGGGGCGGCCGGCGCGAACGGTACCTCCAGTGCGGGCGGAACCGGCGGTGCAGGCGGTGCCGCGGGCGCCGGCAGCGGCCTTTCGGTGGCCGGCGGCGCAGGAGGGGATGCTTTCGGCAGCGGGACAAACTGGTTGAGTGGCGCAGGGGGCAGCGCCTTCGGCAGCGCCGGCGGCGCGCCGGTGACCGGCGCCGCGGACGCGGCGGTTGCCGGCAGCAATGGGGCCGGCCCGGGCGCCGGCGGCTCGGGCGCTGCCGGTGTGGGGGTGGGCGGCCAGGGCGGGCCGGGGCTGGTGCTGGTGGAATGGTGAGGCCGGGCGACCGCGCCGAACACGCAGCGAGAAGGACATCATGGCAACTCCGGCAAGTTTCACCTGGCAGCCTTGCGTCACCCGCGTCGTTGTTGTGGACGGGTTCGGACCGTATCCGCGCGGCACCTATCCGACCGTGCCGGCACCGCTGGTCTGGCCAGTCAAGGACCCGGGCGACGTGCTAGACTACGTCGTCGATTTCTCGCGGGCACTGGCCGGCAACGACGGCGACGCCGTGGCGACCCTGGATGTCAGCATCGCGCCGGACAATCCGGGCGACCTGACGCTGCAATCTTCCAGTGCGGACGGCGATCTGGCGATCCTGTGGCTGGGCCAGGGCGTCTCCGGCACGTCCTATGCCGTGACCGTGGTGGTGGGCACCAACAGCGGCCGGATCTTTTCGCGCACGATCACCCTGCCGGTGGCAACCCTGAGCGCGGTGGTTTCCACCGCCAACGACATCACCGACCAGAACGGCATTCCGCTGACCGACCAAGCCGGCGCGCCGCTGATGACCTGATTGTCCCGAGACCGCAACCGACAGCGAGACCGCATGCCAACCATTCCGGAATTGCCGACGGCCACCACCGCCGGTCCGCAGGACGAAATCCCGATCAGCCAGGGGGGCATCGCCAAGGCGGTCTCCGTTGCCGACCTGCTGAGCGGTACGCAGCAGGCGCTGATCGTGCCGAGCCCCTGCGTGCTCGGCCGGTCGTCGCTTGGCCCCGGCGCGCCGGAGGCGTTGAGCGTTGGTGCCGGTATTGCGGTGCAGAATGCTGCCATCATGGCGAATGGCGGCGATCATGCATCATTCGTGGAGGAGACGGGCTTCGTCGCCACCGACGAGGCCATCATCAATTCCGCAGGCACGCCCAAGCGGCTCGCCCTGCCCTATCTGCGCGGCCTGTTCAGCGCCGGCAGCAACGTAACGATTCAGACGAACGGCGTGATTGCCGCGCAAACCGATCCGAGCGTGACCGGATCCCTGACCACGCTGACGCAGAGCGTGACGGCGGCGCAGGCCGGCATCGCGGTGATCAACGCGCGGCTGCCGTCCGGGCAGATCGTCGGGCTGAACAGCAGCGGCCAGATCACGCAGCCGGTGGCCGGGGACGTCAGCAGCGCGACGGTGACCGCCGCGGCGGGCGGTTCGGCGCGCACGCTGAGCGCACGCGCGCTGGACAGCATCAACATCCTGGATTTCGGCGCGCTGCCAGGGGGTGCCAACTGCACGGCCGCCTTCAACGCGGCGTTTTCCCGGCTGCCGGCCAGCGGCGGCGAGATCTATCTGCCGGCCGGGGATTACTGGCTGTTCAGTCCGCTGGCGTTCAGCGGCAAGCCGCTCGCGATCCGCGGCGCCGGCCGCGGGCAGACGCGGGTGCATTTTTCGCATACCGGAATCGGATTCGATTGCGCGACGGGAAGCCTGTTCAGCAAGGTGATCCTGTCCGGATTTTCGATGTATGCGGAGAGCGCTGCCGGACAGACGGCGGCGGCGGTGCGCATTACCTATCCCGCGAGCTCGGCCTTCGGCTATGTGACCACCAGCATCAATGACATCGAATGTTTCGGATATCCGAATGCGGTGAACGGCGCGGCGCCGTTTCCGCAGACCTTCCTGCGCGGCTTTGTGCTGAACGGGTGCTGGAGTGCCGAACTGTCCAACATTTCCTGGTTCGGTCCGCCCTCGGCAGCGGGGGCCACGAGTTCGGCGGTGGTGGAGGTGAACGGATCGATCGATACCCGACTGGAAAATATCCAAGCCTATTACGGCAATACGCTAGTGCTGCAGACCGGATATTGCGAGGGCGTCTATATCAGCAATCCGGTGGTCGTCGGCGTCGATTATCTGGTGACGCAGACCAGTCCGGCGACATGGTCCGGCTATGTCGCCAACAAGGTGACGCTGCTGGGGCTGTGGTGCGCCGACGGCGAAGTGAACACGGCGCTGGGCACCGTGCAGCTGACCGGCGTGACGGATGGCTTCTTTGCCAATCTGGACATCACACGCGATACCGGGCCGGCTGCGGCGCAGGTCCTGTTCAATCTGACGAATGTCTCCAACTTTCATGTCTCCGGCTGCAACTTCGTGGGCGGGCCATCGGGCGGACCGAGCCTGGACATCGCCTTCTCGTTCACCAGCACGGCGAACTCGTCCAGCAATATCTTGGAAGGGTGCCATTTCGAGGATATGGCGACGGTGATCCAGATCAATGGCGCGAACGGCACGGTCGCGCTGACCACCTATGGGCTGCATCTGGGCAACGTGCCGCTCGCCACGGCGATCATCGACCAGTCGGTGGCGGGATCCAGCAATTATCTGAGCTTTGTCACGCCGTCCCAATCGGGGGTGCCGGCCGGCATCGGCAACACCAAGGACCATGTCTGGTCCGGTGGCAGCGGCGCGGTGCTGTTCCGCATCAACAACATTGCCGGTGCGGCGAACTATCTGCGGCACCAGCCGGCGACCAGCGGTACTGCGCCGGCTTTGTGTTTCGACGGCACCGACGCGACGGTGGCGGGGGTGATTCAGACCAAGGGCGGCACATTTTCCGTTACCGCCGCCGGTGCGGCGGGGGATACCGGCAACATGCTGACGCTGGTCAACACCGCGTCGGCCGCGAACTGGATCGTGCTGCAGAATGCGGCCTCTTCGAGCCTGTGCCAGATAACGACCAATGCCGGCGGCATCAGCCTGCAGCCGAAGGGACAACTGACGCTGTCCCCATCCGGCGGGCTGTTCGCCACCGGCCTGCCGACGACGAAGCCGGCCGCCGGCAGCGGGCAGATCTGGAACAATGGCGGCGTTCTGAGCATCGCCTGAGG